ATGGAATACGATTTTGAACAGATCCAAACTTCCCTTGAAAGAGAAAAGCGTAGCAATCGCAAGCGATATTTGGACAGAGAGAAGGGAAGCGATCCGCGAGAATATCCACACTATCGGAAGCCGGATGACTGCTTATGCTTCCCAACTACCTGAAGATCAGTTGCTTGCGAAGGCTGACAAGGTGAAGATCGCTACAGAGATAGCAGGGAAGATTGTGGGGCTTGATCGACAAGAAGACAAGAATGTCGTAAACATCGCATTGCTAGGCAGTTACACCGATTCCGGGTCAACGCTGCAGAGTATACAAAGTGACACAATCGAAGGTTCCTACTCTGTTGGACACACAGATTCCGAACCCTTGTGACACCACCACCGACCCCACCACGGTAGGGGCCAGGCCCCCGACTCGCCCCTATATCTATCATTATCATGGGTTACAAATTTTTTGGCCCAAAATGGAATTATTAACTTTTCGAGGGGGAGCCGGGTCGGACGGAACCCCCCCGATGCGCTAGAAGAGGGCGGCAAGGCACTTCAGGAAACGACGCCAGCGGGAGGCAGTCACGACAACTTCCCGATCGCACCGCTCGAAGTAACCGACACCACCATAGGGTCCGTAGACCAGGCCAAGATCATTCGATCGATACATAACAGTTCACCCCCTTTCATAGGCCCATAAGGAAGCACACATCAGGCCAAGTGCTATATTAATCCCAGCAGGAAAGGCTGGTGCCCCGGCGGGTCTCATAAGCCTGCCTCCCGAGTTCGATCCTCGGTCCTGCAAAAATGGACACCGGCAGCGCGGTGATAATCGTGGTAAAGCTGCCTGCCGGTGCTCCGCCTACAAATGGTGGGGGTGCGTAGGCAGGCTCCATGCCTGGGCTACGTTCGATATGGAGAGACCCAGCCCCCACCTCCATCTTTATGAAAGCGACCCTAGAGTTCAATCTACCTGAAGACGACGAGGCCCTGACCGACGCCCGGCAGGGGTCGGACTGGAAGTGGGCGATGAATGACCTCTCGAACTACCTCCGGTCCGAGACCAAATACGCCGAGCACACCGCCGAGGAATACGCGGTCTTCGACAAGGTCCGTGACAAGATGGCCGAGATCCTCCAAGAGCGCGGTCTGGGGTTCTGGTAATGTCCGGCTGGCTGATCGCGGCGACCGATGTGGCTTACGCTTGGGTTGCGATTGAGATGGCGTTATCCGGCAAGTGGCCGCTGGCGATCGTCTGGGGCGGATACGCCTTCGCCCAAATTGGTCTGTGGATTATCAGCCGGCAAGGCTGAAAAGTCACCGCATTTGCGAGTAGACTCCCGATTAGGCCCGTTTTCGAGGGAACTTCCTACCAAGTTCCCTAGGAGTTCCCGAGGAAGTTCCCACAGTGAAGTCGTTGAATTATCGGATACTTACACCGAAAGGGAACTTGGGAACTTCCCCTATACTTTTTATTGTAGAGAAAAGTATAGAGAGGGGAACGCCCGTCCCCCCGCGGGCGCGGTGTATACTCCCCGCGGGGAGGGCTCTTCCCCCCATCCCGAGTTCCCAAGTTCCCATCGGGCCGCAACCTGTTGTCCGACAGAGGTTTAACTGAGGGAACTCCCCCCTGGAACTTCGATGGGGTGGGAACTTCCCATACCCAGTTCCCTTATTAGAAGTAACCATGTATCATGTTCCTCTGTAGCCCGTCGAACTGACAAGTTTAACTGAGGAGTTCGAAGTCGAACCTTTCGACTTCATCGAAGAGTTCCTGTCGGTTCTTTGCTACAATCTTTGCTGGCAGCAAAGATGCGAGCAAACACCCCCGATTTTCTTACAAGCCCCCCTCTGACGCTACACTGTAGCAGGGTCCTAGATCCACCGGACCACGGTTCCGGCTTCATGGAACATGGTTCGGGCAGCCTCGAAGCTCTCCTCCCATCGGGGGACTGACTCGGCCGGGCAGTAGACTTCCTTGATGCCTGCCTGGACGATAGCGGCGGCGCAATGGGCACAGGGCTGGAATGGGTAGACGAAGATCGAGTGGCCTTGGAGGGGCTCCTTGGACGCGAGAATGGCATTCATTTCGGCGTGGAGGGTGTAGAGGAGTCGGGTCGGCCGATCGGCCAATCGGTCGGTCTTATCCTCGACCCCACGGGCGAAGCCATTGAACCCGACCGAGGCAATCGACTTGTCCGGCCGGACGATGACCGCCCCGACCTTTGAGGACGGGTCGCGGCTCCACTCGGCCACGTGTGCGGCCAAGTTAATAAATCTCGCGGTCCATTTGGCGTTCATTTCGCGGAGAAGGGGGTCGAGGAGCCCTCGTGGTGGTGATCGAAGCTGACCGCGTCTTTGCGGAACTCAGCCCGCAGTTCTCCGAACGTCATCGGCCAAGGGCACCGCTCGACGCCGACATCGATGATCTTGGCGCGGTAGAGCAGCTTGCCGAGGTCGGATCCGTAGAGGGAGCCGTGGCAATGGCTGTGCACCATCCAAGAGCCTTTGCCCTGGCCGTTCCACGAAGCGATCGGGTAGTGCGACATGACGATGGGCTGGCCGTTGATGAAAGCCTCCAAGTAGTTCGGGACGAAGACTACGGTTTTCTCGGCCAGGGGCAGGGTGTTACCCTCGCAACTTTCGAAAGCCTGCTTCCACCCAGCGGTGTGGTTGCCCGCCATGACGTAGAGGGTTTTGAACTGCAACTGCCCGATGAGCCCTTGGAACTTTTCCTCCCCGCCGAACCCGAACATCGTATCGCCGAGCAGGAAGCCCGTGGTCCGGTCCGTCGCACTCGCGTTCCACCGCGAGATGATCGCTTGGTCGTGCTCGGAGGATGAGGCAAATCCGCGGCGTGCCCAGAGTGGGATATCCCACTTGGGATCATGGCCGTAGTGCAGGCATCCCCAGAACAGGACTTCGGGGTCCTTGGCCTCGATCCTGAGCGGTTGGTAGAAGAGGTTTTTCATATTCCGTGCTTTTTCATCCAGCGGCCAAACGCCTCCCACACATGCTTGTTTGGGTTTTGGCACTTGCGTTCTGTTCCGTCTTTCTTGAGCCACAGCGGGCCGAGTTGGCGGTCGAAATCAAAGCGCCAGGTCTTCCCGTCGACGGTGATCTCATTATCCGGCATGTCGCAGACCGACACGATGGCGTTGGGCAGATGGACACATTTCATAAACTCAGAACGGGTTAATCTCAGGATCCGGCTCCGGCTCGGGGAGGTCGGGCGCTGGCCGGGTAAGCCGGTATTTGTTCAGCTTGGCGGCTCCGCACCTTTTCTTGATGATCTCGATGTTCGGGTCTTGGCGGGAGACGAGTTGGCTGAGTCGTGTTGAGAGAGTCCGCACCGGCCAATCGCGGATGATGGTGGTGTTGTCGAAGGTGTCGTTAAGCACCTGGAGGAATTCGACGGCGGTGCCCTCCCAGACATGGGTGGTGCTGTCGATGCGCTGCCACCATGCGTTGATGAGGTCGCGGAGTTCCGCGTGCTTTCCGCCGGCATCAATCTTCTCGCGGACCTCCTCGGCGATGTAGCTGCGGACGACATAGCGGTTGGCCGCGTCGATGTATTTGGCTGGGACATCCCACGCCTTGATCCAAGCGAGGAGGGCGGGCAGTTCGGTCTCCACGTCCTTGAGGGCGTCCATGACCGGGCCTTCCTCGTAGGTCTTGAGCGCCAAGGCGATGATCTTGTCCTCATTGGACATATCGAGGGCTGGGACCGCTTTGATTGAAACGGGGTCGTCGTTGGCCGCGATAACGACTCGGCCGCGCCACTCGACCATGATCGGTGTCAGATACTTCTCGTGGTATTTATGCTTCCCGTGGGCCACGAGCTTCTTCACATAGCTCGCGTAGCGTTGGAGGGCGGACTCGGATTCCGCGGCACGGGAATCGTCGATGATGGCGAGGGGAGACTGGAAGAGGTCGGCATTGAAGCCGTTGCCTTCGCCCGAGACGACCGAGGAGAGGTCGGCGTAGCCGCCCATTGCCGGAGCAAGGAGGCGTTCGATCAAGAAGGTCTTAAAGCAGTGCACCGGACCCACCAGGATCATCGCTTGCCCCATGCAGAGTTTCCCCTTTTCCGCGGACTCGTAGAAGCGTTTCAGCCAGAAAAGGAAGATCTCCTTGTAGTCGGGGTGGGCGAAGACGTTGTCGAGGATCGCCGCGTAGCGGGGAAATCCTTCACCCCACGGGCCGGCGGTCTCGGCCGCGGGCATGATCTTCACGTTCTTGGCAGTATTAAGGTATTTCTTTCCACCTTCGAACCAGAGTTCGTTCGGGTTGTAGAGGCTGGGGCCTGCACCGTCCACGCGGCGGTGTTCACGGATAAAGGCTTTGGCTTTGTCCATTTCGGTGGCGCGTCCTTTCGGGGCGCTGTCACTGAAACCGCGGCATTTGAGTTGGCTGGTGAGCATCGCGACCATCTCGTAGCGCCAGATGCCGTCGGCCGCTTTCATAAAGAAGGTCTTCCCGTCGTAGTAGATGTCGTCAAAGCGTTTACTCTTGTCCGCAGAAGGCGACACTTTGTCGGAATTCATGTCGGGATCTGTCGGATTCTGACAGTTTGTATCGTTATCCGATACTTCGCCGTCTGTTAATTCGGGGTCTTGTTTGGACCCATTTTTGACCCCTAATCCGGCGTCAGGGTTGAAGTAGATAAGCTGCTGGGGCTTTCCGGTGTCACGGCGCACGCACCCAGGCACCCGGGTCAGGCGGACCGCGGACATGGCCGCGGGGTCCGCGCCGAGGGGGACGACGAGGTCGGCAATCTCGGAAGCACGGGCGAGGTAGCCCTCGCGGTCCTTCTGGCTGACCCGGACGAGAGCGTGGGCTGACTTCGAGCCCGAGGTCGTCACCGAGACGATCGGGAGATCGAGCTTGGAGAGGACACGCAGCCAGAGTGTCATTTCAACGGAGTCCGATTCGATGAGCAGATATTCGTAGGCGACCAAGTTCTCCTCGGCCCGTTGCGACTTCTTACCGAGCCGCGGGATCGGGAGGAACTTGCCGTTGACCGGATTGACCATGATCCACGCACCCTCGGTGTTGCGGGTGATCGCGTTGTCGACGAGTTGGTCGGCCATCGTCTCGTTCCAAACAAGTTTCCCCTGGGACTGCTGGTCGGTGAAGATGATGTTCGACTGTTTCGGGTAGAGGCGGCGGAGGAACTCGGACGCGGTGATGTCGTCGACTGGAACGGGGGAAGACTGACGGAACTCAGCCAACGGCATCGGGTCCTCGTCGGTCAGGGCCTTGAGCTTCTCCTCATCGAACTCCCGTTTGAGGGAGACACGGGCCTGGGGCTCGATCAGCCCCTCGACCTCGGCGCGGACCTTGGCGACGGTGTCGGCGATCTCGCGGGGTTGGGGTGGGCGTTCGAGGTAGTGGGTGATCCAGCGGTCGATGAAGGAGTCATCATAAGAGTTAGCAACCAGCGCGTGCGCTGCGCCATACATCCATGAGTGGCATCCTTGGCCGGATGCTGGGCAGGGTTTAAGTCCGAGTTCTTCAGGTGTGGGATTCATTTAGGGCGTTATTACTTGGTGTATTGTTTAGAAATGATGGCTTCGGCTCCGAGCGGAAGGTCCGAGCACCAGGAAGGTGGGGTCGACATGATCTTCTCGACGACGGTGCGATGGGTCTCGGCGTCGGATTCGTCCACGAGCAAAACTACTTCGTCATGGACTCTTAGCAAAATTTCGTAGCGTTCGTCTTCAAGCGCCATGCAACGGTCCATAAAGACATCACGAGCGAACGCTTGGGTGGCATTTTCAGCGAGGAGTCCGCCATACAATTTGACCTCCATCATTTTGCCGAGTCTCGGCAGGAGTCCGGTGATTTCGCCGTTGTGGCGCTTAATCTGGCGGTAGACGAGTTCGCGGCCGGAGGGTAGGGGGATGGTCAGTTCGCGGTCATTCGGGTCGGTCGCCATCCGCAGCGCCCGGTCGAGCCGCTTCCACAACGCGATAATCTTCGGACTGTTTTCTCTGTAGGACTGCACAATAGATTGCGCGTCGGTGAAACTAATGTCGAGTCCCGCCAGCATCTTGGCGACCACCACGAACTTCGCGGGGCCGCAGCCATAGCCGAGACCTAGGACGCGGGCCTTGGCGAGGAAGCGCATCTTCGGGTCCACTTCCTTGAGTGGGCGCGGATCGTTGTAGCCCATTGTAGCACGGGCGTGCGCTTCATAGATATCGACACCGCTGGCGATCAGATCGAGAAGTTCGCGGTCTTTGGCAAGGTAGGGCAGACAGCGAGCTTCAATCTGGGCAAGGTCGCAGATGATGAGTGTCTTCCCCTCCGGAGCTTCGATGAGCTTGCGGATATCGACGCCGGCCACTTCACCCTTGGGGATGTTCTGACAGTTCCAGCCCCCGCCACCGGAATCACGTCCGGTCGTCGCGCCGAAGTATTTAAGCTCATACGGCATACGCCCATCGGGGCGGGTGCGGGCGATCATCGTAGTCACCGTGTTGAGGTGTTTGTTCGCTTTGCGGTAATCCCTGACCGCCCGCACCCAAGGAAATTTGTCGGAGAACTCAGCCTCCCATGCCGCCCCTTCGGGGTCTTTCTCGGCAAAAGACTTCGGAGCCCGGATGCCCTCCTTCTCGCACTGGTCGCGGATCGCTTGCAGCGAGAGCGGGGGATACTCACCACCGATCCAGGGCAGGAGAGCCTCGGCACGGCGTTTCTCGGCGATGAGTTTGTCCCGCGCTTCGATGAGCCGTTCCATGTTGACCGGCACCCCGCGCATACCCATCTGCCGCGTCATGGCCGAGATCCGCCATTCACGGTCGGGCATACGCTCGGCATACTTCTGCCAGAGCATGTAGGTCGCTTTGGTATCGAGCAGCGCGTAGCGGGCGACTTCTTTTTTGAAGTCGTTGGTCATGTAAGGTGATTTAGGCATCTTTCTTCAGTTTATTGAATTCTCGGAGAGCTTGTTGCCCCGCGCATCCACAGTCCTTCGTTTCACACGCCAGACTCCATCGAAGTTGTTTGGCCAGCTTCTCCGCGCACATGCGCCACTCGTATAATTCGGTTGCTAAACCAGCATTTACCGTTTGTGCCACCTCAAACTGTTGAAAGGCTTCATCGCGCTCACGTTCCAGCTTTCGACAGAGCTTCCAAGGATCGGGGTTTCTGCCCTTGATCTTACTTTGCTTCAAAAGCGCGTTTGTTTCGGGTGTATTACTCATAGTTCGTGAATCACAGGCTTAACCCGCTCATTATGTTTCAGTCTTGCTACATACTCAGATGCTTTTTCAAAGGTGTTGAAATCGGCAGGACAATAATGACAGCCAGCATCTACCCAAAAGAGTCCAAACAGCTTCCATTGCACTTGGAATCTTGGCCCATCATAAAGTCGATATTCTCGTATGCGGTATTTCATTACGCATCCTCCCACTTCCCGATTGTTTTCAGAAACGCCTCGGCGCGTTGAGCAGCGGTGGCGTGCCATGCCCACGATGTAGTAGCCTTTGTTAAGCGTTCTTCGTATTTAGACGCACTCCAGTCGTTGCGATTCCATAGCACCTTCTCCGCTTCGTGCATCGCGTTGAGATCGTTGCAATAGTCGGGTAATTTTCTACCATAGACGTTTGCTTGTGGCGGGAGTGACGAGTGACCCCAGCCCAAACCATAGTTTTTCCACCCACACGTTTCCGCGATGGCGATGTTCATTTGTTCGTTAGTCATTTGATTTCTCCTCTCAGACGATTAAACTCGGCAACTGCAGACTCCATCGAGTTCGTCGGAAACAGCGGAGCCATGGCAATACTTTTTGCCAATCTCTCCGCACACTCGCGCCATTGGTCGCGCTCGCGTTGGGCATCAGCACGCTTCAAAGTTTGCGCGCCAACCTCTTGGATCATGTCGCCGAGTTTCAGGAGAGTCTCGTCACGTTGTTTAGTAACTGAGACCAGCAACGGATCACGACGATTAAGTCGCCGCTCCAAAATCTCCATCGCAGACTTTGGGACATAAGCGACCATCTCTTCTTCGAGACCGTTGAATTTTGTCTCCTTGAAAAACCTAATAGGCTGCGTGTCTGTTTCAGGTGTATCGCTCATTTTGTTTCTCTGTTAATTTGTTCAAACCATTCATTAATGTGCTCATAGAGATCCAGTGGGCACATATCCTTTTCACATTGGGAATTATATATCCCAAAATTATGCTTGCAGATGTAAGCATATAGTTTATCGGCGCATAGTTTCCACTTGTTACGCTCGCATAGCATCTCGTTGTGTTTTTCTGCCAGTATGCTGGCCTGGATACCGCTGCTGGCAAGGTGTGATTCGTGTATGGTTATGGCGCAGTCGCGCTGGTCGATGAGACTGTTGCGCTCGCGCTTCATGTCTAAATAGTCTTTTCTAAATTGTTCGCGCTCACGCTCTAGCCTGCGGCACAAATCTACAAATTCGCTGTAGGCTCGCCCGTGCCCCATTTCGACAAATGCGTCTGTTTCTGGTGTGTCTGTTTCTGGCTGTGGCCCGGAGCACGTTTCGACTTTCGTGCTTTCAAGAAGCAGTTGAAGTTCACGCCGTGCGGCGTTGCGCTCAGTTTCCAGCCGCGCCATCTCGGCAAAGATGTTGATCTTGCCTTGACGCCAACGCTCGACGGCTTCGTAGGTTTCGGGTGTCTCGCTCATTTGTCTGATTGAAAGTCGGAGGGTTTCAGGGTTACTGAGTCGCCTTGGACTCCTACGGGGTGACTGATTTCCCATTTCTGCGAGTTGCCGACGGTCTGTGCCCGTCCTGTAAGTCGCGTGCACTCATCGTTAAGGCGCACGATTTCGGCCATCATCTGCGTCATGGTCTCTTGCGCTTGGTCATGTAGCGCCTTCCAGCGCAATGACATGTCTGTGTAACTTTTGACGCTTACCGAGTAGGCCCATCGGAAGATGAAGCCTTGGACGAATCCCCCGATGAATCCGACCATCACGTCGCGAAAAGTAGTAGGTTCTATATCGATCATAACTCGATACCTTTCGCCAATCTCTTGGCGGTCTTGCCTATTGATTCGACGCGAAATCTTAGTGATTGAAGATCGCTTCCGAGCTTAGTTCCGCATTCCGCTTCGTCTTCGGGGAGTCCTTCTGGCGGCTCATTGGCAATTACGGAATGCACGCGATCAGCTACCTTATTTATTAAGCAGCCCAAGTCGTCGATAGCCTCCGACAATAGTTTCATTTGTTCGGGAATTTCAGTAGCGCGGTCGGATGTTAGTTGTTCTGTATTCATTGTGTGTTGTTGTTGTGGTTGGTGTTAGGAGATTTCAATACAAAGGGCCTTGGTAGGAGGATCGGTCGTTGGTTGGCTTTCCGGCTGGTCGTCTTGCGGCGGTAGCCGATCAGGGCCAGGTCGTCGCCCGACTTCGCGATGATCGGAAGCAGGCGACCTTGTTTGACGAGTTTCTCGATGTTCATTCCGCGGCAAGCTCCTTCAGCTTTTTGAGGCACTGATTGATCTGCATCCCGTCTATGACCCGGCAGGAGCGAACCACGTTAGGCCGAAACACATGTCCCATGTCCGACTCCTCCTCGATCTCCAGTAGCCGGATCAGTTCACGGACCGTGTCCCGGTATTCCAGATTGAGTTCGGCGGAGGGCTCGCAGGCGTAGCAAGTTCCTTGATATCCGGCGCGGATGTCTTCAAGGACCGCGGTGTATTTAAGGATCTCCTTCTTCTGCTGTTCGGCCTTGGTCCGGAGAATGTCTTCCAGTTCCGCGCTTTTCCCGAGCAGCCGGGCCTGTTCCAAACACTCGGCCTGGGCTGCATCACGCTCGCGCTTTAACCTTTCAAACTCCTCTATTGCGCCCATGCTCCACGTATCCGCAGCCCTCTCTAGTTCTGGTGTCTCGCTCATTTAGTTTCTCCTTTCAGCCGCTCAAACTCGGCCAGTGCCGCCTTACAAGCAGCGTGGTCGGACATATCGGCGGCGACGGGCACCACGAATGCCGCCAACCTATCCGCGCACTCGCGCCATTGGTCAGCTTTCGCTGCCGCAATACGCAGCATTTTTTCGCCGCGTTCGGCTTTCGCGTAGCCCGCTTGGCGCTCGGAGCGTGCCTCGTCCCGTTGATCCTCCAACTCGGCCAGCGCATCGAAGACATTGATCTTCCCCTGACGCCAACGCTCCATTGCTTCTCGTGTGTGGGGGTGGTCGCTCATCGTCTGACAAATGTCTGTCCACCCAGCCACATGGCACTGAGGTGCTCGTGGGAGTAGTCCGGCTTCCAAAAGAAAGCCGCACGGTGGTGGGTTCTCGGGTCGTCCTCGAAAGTGACATACCCGTCGTTCTCGTGTCCGAACTCCTCGGGCGTGCGCCATCCGGAGATCGCTTTGAAGACTTTCATTAGTCCTTCGTCCATTTCATTCCTTTCATGTTGTCTCGGGTGGATTTACTCATCTCGATCCCGAGGAGATGTTTAGCTGCTTCCTTGAGCGACCTGGGGTAGCCCATGAAAGCGGCGAGGTCGGCCGTGTCGAAAACGAACCGCGGAGTTACGAAGTGTGTAATGACCCCACCTTCGACGAGTGCCTCAAAGAGTGTCAGGTCGAACGCCGCGTTGTGCATGATCCAGTCGCGTCGATGGCATTGAACCCAAGGCGCATCTGCGGGTTGGCCGACGAAACAAGTCCCGTCGTCGAAATACATCGCGACCATGTAGATGTCGGTCTCCCGCGCATACTTCCACGCGCCCATCGTGGTGACCGAGATGTCCTTGTCGTAGTAGCTCTCGAAGTCGATCGCGACAGAAGGGTGCCGGGAGAGGACTGGTTGACGCTCCGCCTCCCCAGACGGTTTGTTAATTTCAGTGGTCTCTCCCGGCAAAGTCATAGTTCGTAGATTCCTGATGTGATTTCGTGGATCTCGGTCAACAGGTCGCCGGCCAAAAGGCAGAGGTCTTCGACCAATTCTTCTTGGGCACCGATTTCATCGATGAGTTGCCCGAGTGTCGTAAACGAGTCCCGCGGTCCGAAGTTGATCCGTCCAATGCAGTAGTCAGTGTTCATAGAATTGTTTGATGATGGCCCGCTTGCGCAGCGCCTTGATCCGCACCTTGGCCCGTTCCCGTTTCTTTTGGGCAATCAGCCGTTGTTTGAGGTGAGGGCGCGATGACCGATGCCACTTGTTGCAGTATCGGCATCGATAGGCGGTGAAGTCCTCCGATCGTTCGGCGAGCGCCGCTTCCTTGGACTCGAACGGCCGCTTGCGCAAACAATGTCGGGCGTAGGCGAGATTCTCCAAAACGTGCGGCATAACTCATTCCTCCTCCTCCGCTTTGCGGTAGGATTCGTGTTTTTCTTCGCAGTCGCACTCCCCGTAGAACCCTTCGCAGTATTCGCAATACTGTTCCATCGGGTCGCTGCGTCTGGCCCAGTAGTGCGCCTCTTCGGCGTCCATACCTTGTGCCTCATCGCGGTCTTGATCGGGATCACTTGGCATCGTCGTCCCTCCCGCGTTTTATGGCCCAAGCGAAGATCGCCCCGTAAGTTGAGAGCCCGCCGAGCAGCAGCCCGAAGCCCATACCGACGAGAAAGAATCCTTCGGGGTTCACGACAGTAACTCCTTCAGTTTATTCATTGCTTCCGTCGAAGATTTGAAACTTTCGTTCCAGCAGTCTTGCGCGAATTGCCAATAGTCGCTGTATGGGGATACCCATTCGTAGTTATCCCCACACCACCACTGGTGGTCCTCGCCGATGTCGCGGAATATGGACCACGTTCCGTCACTGGAACAAAAAATGCCGTGGCCACTCGGACTGAACTTTCTGCTCATTTCATCCTCCAGAATCTAAGCCGCTCCACACCCTCACCGTCGGTGATGAGCCTGGTGGCAAACTTCTTTTTGTCCCGACGGCCGATGCCGTGAGCGATCGACCGGAGACCGTTGTAGCACTCACGGGTCGACGCCGGATAAACGAACGAGTCTCCGACGTTCAACTTGCCCAGCAACCATGAGAGCGGGTGCTGGTAGCGCGATTGCTCGCCCGGTTTTTTCTGTGAGACCGGAACGTCCTCGTCGATGACGACAGTGTAGGTCCTCATTGTTTCCAGTCCTTTCCGTTGAGGCCGATGTAGGCTCCAAACCCCAGCAGCCCGAGCCAGCAGATGAGAAGGCCGAGGTAGCTCATGTGTGCTCCCTCCGGATCTGGTCTTCAAACTCGCGGCGGCGCTCTTCGAGAAGCTGTTGGAGCCACTGCCTTTCGCTCTCGTTCCACATTTCAAGTTCCTCCTCCATCTGATCTCTCGAAACTTTCTCGGAGATATGGAGGCACCCTCCGACGAGTCCGACCGCGATCGCGATCAAAGTCAGGTAACCGAGGATTTCTTGGATCACTTCCACTCCTTCCGGTTGCAAAGCACCCCGATGATTCCGTAGTTGGCGATATCGAGCCATGTGTCCTCAACCTTCTCGTGCTCCGGATTTTTTTCTTTCCAGACAAGGTTCTTGAGCCGCTCGACTTTGTCATTCATGCGAACGACAAGACCTTTCTCCCCGAACGAGGAGATGTTGGCGCTGCCGTAGTCGCGCTGTTTGGAGTCGAGGAGAACCGCAGCCTCGCAGAATGCCCGGAAGGCTTTGCGGCCCATCTCCGTCTTGATGCCGAGAGCCTCGGCCGTTTTTTCCATATATCCCTGGGCATCCAGTTCGAATGCCTTGGGGTCGTAAGTTAGAACTTCAGTATTGGTATCCATAAAAGTGGTCCCCGGCGGGAGGAAGAACCCGTGGCCCATGAGCGGCCAAAAACCTCCCACCGGGGAAATGCATTAGATGCGGTTGGACTTCTGCCACACTTCGACGCAGTTAGAGGAACCGCTGAAGGCGACAGTTTTGTTGGCCCGTTTCGCATCGGCGATCAGCCGATCGAACATGGCTTCTTCTTTCTGGTTATAGGGACCGGCGAGTCGGCTGTAGCCGTTGTTCTCCAGTCCCTCCGGATCGCGGAAACGAAGATTGTCGAAGCCCATTAGAGTAGTGCTTTGATCTCAGCTTGGATCTCCGCTGGCACTTCACCCGCGGTCTTCATCGACGGGATCCACCAGGTTCCCTTGTCGCCGGTCTTGAGCTTCGAGCCGAGCGACCAGTAGCCGCCCAGAAGACCCGTCTTGTTCAAGTGGCCGGTGCGATACGCGCTATAGAGAATCGCCGCGGTCTCCGCGTAAGCGGTCGACGAAGCGGTGTAAATCACCCGTGCGTAGCGTTTGTCGCCCAGCATGTAGAAGAACGACGTGGCCGCTTCCTCGGAGAGCGTCTCGGGTTCTTGAATGAAGAACTCGATGTGGCCGACTTTGGCGAAGATGCCTTCGGCGCGACCGTAATCGATCCGACCGCCAGCGAGCCGAACTTCTTCCGCGGTCTGGAAGACGCGGGGGCGAACATCCGGATCGTAGGGCAGGGCTTCTTGGTATTCGACCTTCAGTCTGACAGCGATGACCTTGAGCGGGATCCCCGCGCCTTTGTTCTTCGGATCGATGTCGTTGATCTGGTGTTCCTTGCTCAACACCCAGGTGCCCGGCGTGAACAGGTTGGAGAGGTCGCCGACTTTGTTGACGAGGTTGAGGCGCGGCAACTTGATGTCGTCAGCGCCGAACTCTCCGTAGATTCCTTTGGTCGGGTCTTCGCCAGCGATGGCGACCTGTGATTCGGGGCGGACGGCGACTGCTTTACTGCCGGCTTCCTCGATGACTTGGGCTTCAACAGCCTCTTCAAACGATACTTTTCCCATAATTATTGATGGTGTTATTACTTGGTTTTACGTAGGTAGTGATATGTCCCCTCGGACTTGGCCGCATCGGCATCCACCAATGCGTCACGAAGATGTTCTTTTGCGCGGGCCATCTCACCGCGCTTGGCGGTCCGGGCGATGGCTTTCTCTAGTGCCCCGATTGAGACTTCCGCACAGGCGGCGAATGCTTCGGGGGTAATTTTATCTTTGACCGTTTCCCACGCGGCTTGCGCGTTAATGATTTTGAAAGGGGACTTACGCTCGGCGAGTTCGAACCCAGGAATCTCGATGCCTTCCTGCATTCGCATCTCCAAGGCGCGGGCGTCGACTTTGTCCGCCCACGACCGCATGATCGGTGCCGCCTTCTTGGCGAACGCAATAACGTGCGGGTCGGATATGTTGGCCGGATCGTATTGCGCCGGCAGCGTGAGTTCGTCGGCCTTGTATTCGGAGGCGATGGTCAGCGCGAGTGACGAGAGTTTCGGGCAACTGGCTTGGCGTGCACACCAAGCGCAGTGTGCCCCCGTTAAATAGGTCGAGGGGTCATCGCGTCGCGCTGCGGCAATGATGGCCGCGACTTGTGCTGAGAGACGCTCATAGTCTTTTTCCCGAGACCACGTCTCGCGGTCGATGACCCCTCGAAAGGGTAGAAGAACGTGAACAGTAAGCTCTTCGACTTCGGGGTGGGCATCCCACAGTCCGACGGCATAGGCCCAGAATTGAGGCGAATCCGCTACGTACTCCCCGAAGGCAAATTTGTAGTCGACCAGTTCAGCTTTGTTTCCGTGGAGGATGATGTGGTCGATGTGCCCGAACTGATCGAGGACGTTGTAACGCTGCTCCCGAAGCTCCTGCGCGTTTACGAGGGGTTTCCGCAATGCTGCGAGATAATTCAGACACATATCCGCCGCTTCGCGAAGTTTCGGGTCGTCCGGCGGGATCACGTCGAGATTCTCCTTTTCCACTGCGAGGTGCCCGAGGGTCCCCCGGTTGGCTGCGCTCTGGTCGCGAGTTTGGTCGTTCCGGAAACCTGGGCATTTGGCTTTCTCCTTCAGCGAGCTTGGCGAGTGTTCGCTGTGCTCGGTGTTATGTGATTGCGGGATTAATACCGACATGGGAGGTGAGACAGGGGTGAACACCCCATTGTTCAAATTATTTTTTCCTGCATTCAAAATTCCCACGTTCTCCCGTTTTTCCTCGGTCAGACGTAGGGCTCCCTGCTCCACGGTCCCTGGTGCGTAGAGCCTTAAAGCGAGCGCCCGCGACTTGGCTCCGACGCGGCGTATTCGTCCAAGAGCCTGCTCCTCCACGAGTCCGGAGAATTGCGGACAAATAAGTGCAACTCGTGGGAACTCTCCGACCACGTCGTGTAGGTCGATGGATTGCCCGCCCGCCGCGATCTGGACGATGACGCACCGGAGTTCGTTTTCTTGGAACCGGCGTTGGGTTTCCGCCCGTGCTTTGGCCGTTTCACGTCCGTCGATGACACCCGCGTCTTCAAGGAGTGCCCGTGCTTGGTCGATGGATTCATGGAAATTTAGGAAGACGACTGCCGAACCCCCCGATTGAACGATCTCCTGGGCTCTTTCCACCAGATACGGGACTTTGACCGTTTCGAGGGCTTGTCGCTGCCGGAGGTTTTTAACACCGCCCGGATCATCTGGGTCAGCCATTTCGTCATAGAGCTTCTTTACGGTAGCGCGGTCTTTGTCCGAGAGCCACAGGGGCTCATCCGAGAGCATGAGGTCCGGCAACTGTTCGCGTAACTCGTTCTCGCTCACACGGTATCCGCGGTTCGTGAATACCGAATGGTGGAGCCGTTCCATCTTCTCCTTGTTCTCCGGCCGGCGGGGATTCCATTCGAGGCCACCCCAGCGCCCTTCCTCGGCTCCCATCTCACGGACCCATTTCCAGAAGTATCCCGAGGTGAAGAGCCGGAGGTTAACCCCGATCGCCTTCATCTTCAGCGGCGACTCCGCGGCCGTGGCTGAGAGCATCAGGACGGCGTGGTTCCCCGCGGCGGCTTCGAGCATCTTCCCGTTCTGGGAGTTATACGCGCCGAACATGTGCGCCTCGTCGAAAATCAGAAGACACCGCTCGGGAAGCTGCCATTCGAACTTTATACCTTTTCGGGACGACGATTTCCCCCCTGTCTCTGTAGAACGCTTACTGTTACCCCCGTTCGGGATCTTTTTGAGCCAGGGCGTGTTCCCGTTCCGTAACTTTTCTGGGTTGAGGACAAAGAGGGGTTTCACCCCGAACGCGGTGAGGGTATCACCCCATTTCGCCAAGACCGACTTCGGCGCGATGATACCAACCGTGAGCGCATACCTTGCAGCAACCGCACTTGCGATGACGGTCTTTCCGCCACCGCACCCGGTCCCGTCGAGTGACGCCCCGACCGAGTCCAGAATCCGGAGGTGTTCGGCTACCGCCTTCTCTTGGTATGGGAAGAGTTTGAACGCCGTGGGCATGTGCAACGTCTAATGTATGATGAAAATTATTAACTCAATACTGATAGCGGGTCTGCTTAGTGGATCCGCATGGGCTGGCGAAATCTTCTATCTGATCGACCTAGATACCCCGAACGGGATCACATCGGTTCAGAGACAGGGGAACTACTATTACTACTCGTCGGGCAATCGACTAAGGTCGGTGTGCGATGAGGCACCACGTCGTAGTTCACAACGCTCGGCGCTGTGGCGGGAGACGTTTGGGGATCTGCTGGACTAACCCAGTCCGAGTCTTTTACGAGACGCAGCCAATCATCGGCGAGCATCGTGACTAACCACGGCTCGCCGTTTTTCTTGTGCGCGACGACCGGAGTTTTCTTGCCGGCGTCGGCGATCGCTTGCTTCATCGCGTTCAGGACATTCAAGTTTTGCACGCCTTTCACTTCGAAGTGCAGCGTCGGCAACTCAGGACAAACGACATCGGCATTGCCGGCCGCGCCGCAATACTGCTGACCTCGGAACGCTTTGAGAAAGCCTGCCTCACGCAGTTGATCGCGCCAGAGCCGCTCGACCCTTTTACCTTTTTGCCGGGAGTTCACAGGATCGAAGCCCCCAGTCCTTGCGCCCAACGGGTGAGGGCAACATCGTGGTAGATGAACTTACGGTCACCGACCTGGGTGTAAGGCAGTCCGCGCTTGCGCCAGTATCCGAGCGAATACTTTTGGATAGGCTTGCCGAAAATTTCACTGAGACGCTCGGCCGCTTCACGGGGACCGAGGGTTTCTTTAGGTCGCTCGACTGGAGATTTTATGTCCAAGCGCAGCTTCCCGCTTTCGAGTGGAGTCGCGGTGAACGACTCACACTCCAGAATCATCGAAGTCATTATGGCGTTATTACTTACAGCCCGAAGAAGTTACGCAGTGCAGTGCGGATCACCGAACTCATTGAGCGCCCCGAGCTTTCGGACTCAGCTTTAAGCCTGTCTTCAAGCTCGGGGTCGCTGGCGAATGAGCGGATTAACTTCGGGTTGCGAAGGTTAGTTATCTTCTCGGTCAATACTGTCTCGGAGTTCGTCACGACTGTCACGATAGCTCCTTAACCCGTCCTCGACAAATAGAGAGGCGAGTTTCTCCGGGGAGAGCGAGCAGTAGTGAGCCGCTTCGTCGAGTTCGGATTTCAGGTTATTGGTGAGGTCTAGTGTCATGTATTAGGGCTTCTATCTTATTTGTGTATGGGTTTAATACGGCGTAGTGAAAAAAAAGAGCCGCAGGGCTTATCACCCTGCGGCACCGTGTCACCCTTTCCGGTGTTTCCGGAGCAGGGCAGCGATGGTTTTTTGCATTTCTGGATCGAGGCTATCTGCCGCACGTTCTTCCTTGGAGTCGGCTTTGTAGACAGCCAACTCTTCGGCTACGCGCAACAGCGTCTTGTCTGGGTCTTCTTGCTTCAGGTATAGAGCGACAGCTTCGCGGATAAGGGAAGACACATTGGTCTGCTTGGCTGCGGCCAGGAGGCGCAGGGCAGAAGAACTTGTCTTGTTCTCGACATAGCTGACTCGCTCGGTGCCTGCTCTCAGACGACCGTGTTTTGTGGTGCTCATGGGTTTTTGGGTTTTTCCTTTCTTCTAAATGTTCGACAACGAACGTGTGTGGTTGTTCACCATTTTATTAAAGAGGACAAGCCATTTTCCTCTGCATAAGCTCGCACGACTATTGGAGTGATATTAAACCACTCATCCGCTTCCGCCGTGGTCACGAGGCCGCGGTAGTGCTTTTGCAGGGTCTTCGGGCTATTGCCGGCGAGGTAGGAGGTCTCGTTGGCGTTGCGGTATTTGGCATAGTGGTAGGTGCAGAACGAATGCCGGAGCACGTTGTTCTTCCACTCGACTCCGACTGCCGACAGCCGCGCTTTGTTCCGGCTCAGAGCCGCCACCCGACGGTGACTGGTCAGGCGACCTTCCTTGGGGATCTCGGCCACCGCGAGCCAGGCTTTCATCTGGTCGGTGATGTCCAGAGTCCGGCGGGCCGCGGTCTTGGCGATCGTCTCATCAATGACCGCGTGGTGCTCGTCGAATTTAAGTTGAGCCGCCGTCATCCGCTGGAACTCGGCCCGACGCGAGCCGGCAAATGCCATCGTCGCGATGTAGGGGATCTCGTCCGGCTTGGCGATCAGGAGAAGGTGCATCAACTCCCAAGGCTTGAAGATCGGCACCACCCGGCGATCGAGGGAGGGGAGGGCCAAGTCCGCGGTGATCGATTCGGCATCCTTGCCGAGATAGCCTTTTTTCTTGGCGAACTTTTCCATCATCTGCCAGTGGCGCACCAAGTTGCGGTAGGTGAACGGCGACCACTCACCCTTGCTGATGTAGCCTTGGAACTCCTCGTGGGTCACACTGTTGAGTTGGCGGTGGCCGATCCAGCGCCGGATATGATTCGAATCGGTCGAGAGTCCGTTGAGGTAGGACTTCGAGAGTCCCTTCAATTTCTGCCGCTCGCGCATCGCTTCGACGAACTCGACTGACACCTCTTTCACTGTCTTCCGGCCGGCTCCGATCGGGTTCTTGGCGACGTATTGCTCGACGGCTTCAAGCAGACGACTTTTCCCACCCGCTTTGCGTAAACACTCCCGAAGGAATAGAGTATCCTCCGGATGAATTGTAGTCTTCTCGCCGAGGGCGCTGGCCAAGTCAGTGACGATCCTTTGAGCCTCCTCTATCGCTTTGTCACGTTTGGCAAAGACGCGCCTCATCGTCTTCCGCCCCACCTTCCAGCGGATGAGGAACTGGCGGTAGGCTCCGTTGCGGACCTTGGCGATGTGCGCCTTGGCCCCATTGAGCCGGACGACCGCGCCTTCGTTTCGGGTGTCAGTAATTTCGATTTTCATGCTTGTTAGTTGTGACTGGATTTTGTGTCAAAATGTTCAAAATTTTTCATAAGCGCATAATAATAACGAAAGTGATAATAGGCGGAACTTTGCCGCTATCAGAGTAAGTCGAGTGACTTACAGAAGTTAAATAATCCCTTAAACCCTTAAATTCGAATCTGTAACACGCTTTGTCTAAGTCGTTGCTAATGAGGTGACTGCAAATTATCAAAAACGATTGTGTCCGCTTGTATAATTCTGTAGCAGAAAAATTTCCAAAATGACCCCGATTTTCGCCTCCGATGCCCCGACTCCGCCTGTTGGTTACAGGCTGAAATACGGGGTCTATTTCGTGCCCGGAACGGCCGATTGGGCGATCGAGCTTTTCTGCTTCGGGCACCGTGATCGGCGGTCGCCGGAGATGTTGCCGATCGAAGAGCACTTCAAAAATGCGGCCCAGATTTTCTTCAATAAGAAAACTGAGAACTTTATTTTTCACCCCTGGGCCGATGACATGTTGTATGAGTGCTGCCACAACAAATACGTCGCAATAGCGGGATCGGGGTCATCCGGGAAGTCGGAATTTTTGGCGATTTGGTGTCTACTCAACTGGCTGGCGGCTCCGTTCCACACGCTCTCGCTCGTCACAAGCACGAGCATCCGTGACGCCAAGAAGCGGGTTTGGGGAGCCATCCAGCGGTATTGGCCGTGCATCAAGCCTGTGGCTCCCGGCAAGCTCGCGGACACGCCGACACCCGCCATTTACACGATCCGGAACGGCGAGAGGCTTGAGCAGGCTGGGGTGTATCTGATTCCGGCCGAGGCCAAGAAGACCAGCGAGGTGACGGGCAAGATGCGGGGCATGAAGGCTCCTCGGGTCATCGTCGCGGCGGACGAGTTGTCGGAGTTGGGTCATGCGTTCCTCGACACGGCGATGTCGAACTTGGCCAATAACCCCTATCTGCATATATGCGCTGCCGCCAATCCCGTGTCCTACTACGATCCTTTCGGAAGGTTTTCAGAACCTAAAGACGGGTGGGGGAGTATCACGGTCAATGATGACAAGTGGGAGACAAAGTTTGGTGGAGTTTGTCTGCACTTAGACGCATTCAAAAATCCGAACTACTTGGCCGGCGAAAACAAATGGCCGATTCAAAAATGGGAGAAGATCGAGGAGGCGAAGGAACGACTTGGCGAAGACTCGCCGATGTTCTGGCGCGACTACCGCGGGTTCTGGCCACCGCAGGCCGTATCGAAAGCGATCTATTCCGAGGCCGAGATCATCCGGTTCCAAGCCGACCAGAAGCCCGTGTGGAGGGGCCGCGTCGAACGCATTGTCGGCATCGACCCCTCCTTTGTGAGCGGCGGCGACCGATGTGTCATCTATCTGGGATCGTTTGGCCAGAACAAAGACGGGGTCGATCAAGTTTCGTTTGATGAGTTTCACTACCTCGACGAAGAGGCGAGCAACCCCGAACCGCGCACTTTTCAGATCGCACGCAAAATCAAAGACATCGTGACCAAAGCGGGCGTGCCTTGGCGCAACATCGGGGTCGACGTGACGGGCGGCGGTGTGCCGTTCTGCGATGCACTGGCCACGGTCTGCGGGTCAAACGAGTTCCTCCGGGTCCACTTTGGCGGCGCTCCTTCGGGGCGTTCGCTCTCGGCCTACGATGCGACCGCGGCCCAAGACAAATACGTGAACCGCGTGACCGAGCTTTGGTTCGGGGCCAAGGAGTTTTTGCAGAATGGTCAACTTCGCGGGATCGGGCCGGATCTCGCTCGGGAGATGACCAGTCGGAACTACGACACCCGGAAGTCCGGATCGATGAAGGTGGTCGTCGAGTCGAAGACCGACATGAAGGCCAGGATCGGCCGATCGCCTGACGTAGCCGATGCCGCGTTCGTCATGCTCGATGTCGTCCGCGAGAGGTTTGGGCTACGTCCTCCGCAGGAAGGTGGCAGCGGCAAGCGCGGCGGGATGACGAGTTGGAAGAAGACGATGACGACCAAGTATGCCCCGCGGCGGTCGGGTCAGTTGCTCCGCTCTTTTTGAGGTTGTATAATAACGCCACAACGCAATGCCTAACGCCATTACGCCTAGCCCGAGTGACGATGAATCAACATCGCTAACCAAACTCGTGTCTTTAGCCGACACCTGGGCGGGTGGCGGCAATGCTCCGGATCCCGAAGACAGCGACGAAACCCTTTATCACAAGTTAGCCAAATCCGTTTACTCCAAAGCCAATGCCTAGTTTTTATCCAGAGGGCAGTGCCCCATTACCTACCGATTCGCAGGAGAGGTCGCTTGTTAAAGCCGTCTCCCTCCTTGGAGATATAGTCGCCGGTGGGGGCGGAGGTGGAGGGGGGTCCGGAGGCGGGTCGATGACTTACACCCTCAAGTCCGCAAATTTCACTGCGGAGGTGGGGAAAGCTTATGCCGTGGATACCACTTCTTCTGCGGTAAGCGCCACCCTTCCGGCAAGTCCGGCACAAGGCGATGTGATCTTTTTTGCCGATGCCCGTGGAACTTGGATGACCAATGCGATCACGATTCTCCGTAACGGTAAGAAGATCGAAGCCTCCGATGTGAACTTTTCCAATAACGCTTCCGGTTCGTTCTTCAGCGTGGTCTACATTGATTCCACAACGGGGTGGCGCATCCTTACGAGCGGCACCAAGCCACTGAATATCAATCCTCCGGCAGTAAGTGGTGTTTATGATTTCACGACAACGAATGGAACGTGGACTGGGAACCCGACGACTTTCACCTATCAGTGGCAGATGTCGACCAATGGCACCTCTGGTTGGGCGGACATTGGTGGGGCGACGAGTTCGACGTATCTGGCTCTGGAAGCTGACGAAGGTAAATATGTGCGTGTCGGAGTTATCGCGACAAACAGCAACGGATCCAGTGTGATTGTTTAC